CTGGCATGAGCAACGCCATCTGCTTCCTGATCGCCGCGGCCACTGCTGCATTCATTGGCATTCACGCCGCCGACGTTCCGACTACCACTCATTCCGGCACGCAGTCCTACATCCGCAAATGACCTCCTCTGATTCCTACTGGACGCTGCAGGCTGCCATCGCATACGGCGGTGGCTTCATGCGGCGCCTTGCTGATGCTGGGCTCCACGCTGACCCCAGCAACCGCCAGCGCCTGCTGCTGGCATTCCCGGAGCTGCAGCAGTGCTACGGCCCGCAGACGTTCCTCCACCGCCAAGCGCGAGGTAACGCATGACCAGCAACGCCGAATATCACGCCGACCCGGCCATCAGCGCCAGCCACCTGCACGCGGTTGCCGCCAGCCCGTACCACTACTGGAAGCGGTTCATTGATCCGAACCGCCCGGTGGTGCCGCCTACTGCAGCCATGCGCCTTGGCACCCTTGTGCATTGCGCAGTGCTTGAGCCTGACGAGCTAAGCGCGCGCTACGGCATTGCGCCCGATCGCCGCACCAAGGAAGGCAAGGCCGCCGCGGCCGAGATGGAGGCCGCCGGTATCGAGCCGGTATCAGCGGCCGACATGGAGCAGGCCATGGCCATGAGCGCCAGCGTGCGCAGCCACCCTGATGCTGCGGCGCTGCTCAAGACCGGCAAGGCTGAGCAGTCCTTCTGGTGGGATGACACGATCAGCGGCCTGCGCTGCAAGTGCCGCCCGGACTGGATGACGAATGACACGCTGGTAGATCTCAAGACCACCACGGATGCCAGCCCTGCCGGCTTTGCCAGGTCGGTGGCGCACTGGCGGTACCACGTACAGGCCGATCACTACCAGGCCGGCACCTTCGCGCGGCGGTTTGTGTTCATCGCAGTTGAGAAGACCTATCCCTTTGCGGTCGGCGTCTACGAGCTAGACAACGACGCCATGGATCATGCCATCGTGCTGCGGCGGCAGAACCTGGACACCATCGCCGACTGCCGCGCGATCAGCGAATGGCCCGGCTACAGCACGCAAACCATCAGCCTGCCGCGGTGGGCACTGCAGACCTCTGACACCATCACATCCGATGACTTCTAGCTCCCTTGCGCTCTGGACACCAGAGCAGACGCAGCTGATCGCTACCACCATCGCGCCCGGCTGCAGCAGCGACGAGTTGCGATTGTTCGCCTATGCCTGCCAGCGCACTGGCCTGGATCCGTTCTCAAAGCAGATCTACGCCATCAAGCGCGGCGGCAAGATGACAATTCAGGCCGGCATTGACGGGCTGCGCGCCATTGCTGAGCGCACCGGCGAGCTGGACGGCAGCCATACCGAATGGTGCGGTGATGATGGCCAGTGGTCTGATGTATGGATCAGCAGCAAGCCACCGGCAGCCGCTAAGACCACGATCTGGCGCAAGGGTTCATCGCATCCATTCACGGGCGTGGCGCGGTTCGCGGACTACAACGCCGGCCAGGGCCTGTGGAGCAAGATGCCAGCCGCGATGATCGCCAAGTGCTCTGAAGCGCTGGCACTGCGCAAGGCATTCCCCGCCAACCTGAGCGGCGTCTACAGCACCGATGAGATGGAGCAGGCCGAGGTGCAACCTGTCACGGTTACTGCAGCGCCTGCACTGCCTGCCGGTGATGCCAAGCTGTTTGCAGCTGGCAAGGCTGCTATTGCCAAGGCCAAGACCATCGACGATCTGGCCAAGGTGACCACACGCATGGAGGCCCGCAAGGGTGACCTGAGCGATGAGCAGAATGATCAGTTGATGCAGCTGGCACTCAGCCGCGAGGCTGAGCTGACCGTACCAGCTGACTTAGGCGCATTTGATGATGACTGAGCCGTACCTGACCACTGAGCAGCTAGCCGCCCGCTGGGGTGTCAAGCCGAGCACGATCAAAGGCCAGCGCGCACGCGGTTCAGGGCCACGCTACGTGACCCTCCCGCGCCTCGCTACGCCAGCCGGCACGCCACGGGTGCAGTACCCACTGGCTGACGTGCTGGCCTTTGAAGAATCCAACTCCATCACACCGATCAACCCATGAGTCTCTACGCATCCGGCATTGTTCGCATCATCAGCGATCCACAGCTGAAAGCATTTGAAAGCGGCACTATGGTTTGCAACTTCGGCGGCGGCATTCAGGAAGGCAAGGACAAGAACGGCGAATACATCAACAATGCGATTGATGTTGAAGCATGGGGCAAGACAGCTGAGATCATCGTGGACAAACTGAAGAAAGGTGATTCGATCTTTGTATCTGGCAACCTGCGGATGCAGGAATGGCAGGACAAGGACACTGGCACCAAGCGCCGCAAGCATGTGCTGAGCGTGCAGCGGTTTGAGTTCCTGCCGCGCGTCAAGGTCGAAGAGGACGTGTTCTGATGGGCTACCTGATCTGGCTGCTAATGATGGCGACTGCCATGCTGGCGATCGGCAATCATCCCTGGCTGGCGCTGATGACTCTGGTCATGGCCTTTGTTTTTAGGTGCTGCTGTGATTGAACTCTCCCCCGCCGCCAGGGCGGTGTTGGATGCAGCTTTCTCTGCCTATTGGTCTGCCGAACAGGAGGCCCCCAACGACGAAGGGATGATTGCCGCCGCCGCCCTCCGCGCCGCTGCGGATCAGGTGGTGCCGGAAACCACAACACCATGGAACTCCACTTTCACTCCAATGATTTCAGCAGGAGAAGTACGCGCTAAGCTTCTCGCCATCGCCGCCGAGCTGGAAAGTGGCAATGACTGACACTTTCCGTGCGCTGTGCCAAGAGCTGATAGACGAGATCGACGCAGAGGGTTATAACATCAAATCTCTGCCATCATCAGTGGCAATCGACCGCGCCCGCGCTGCGCTGGCCCAGCCCGAGCCGCAGGGGCCGACGGATGCGGAGTTGCGTGCTTTTTATGACTCAGAGGATAACGATGAGTACGAGTGGCCGTGGTGGCATCGGATCTTCAGGGTTCTGCTCACCCGCTACGCCCGTCCCGCCATCGAGCCGGTGCCTAAGCGGGAGGACGTTCACTACGCCTGGGAACTGCACGACGCCGAGGGTGAGTGGCAGGCCGGTGGATCTGCCAACAGCTTGGATGATGTTCAACGAGAAGGCAATCGCTACCTGCAGACCTACTCGCAAGATGGCCCTCACAAGCTGATCATTCAGCTGCACTGCGTAACAACTATTGAGCCGGTGCCTAAGCGGGAGGGTGAGCAATGAAACGCGACGCCTTGCAGCTCAGCCAGCATCAGTTCATTGAAACCAGTCGTGATCACAACGGCCGCTACTGGATTGCCTACTCCAGCGGCGCCAGCATATTTGTGCGCGACATTGCCGACCTTCGTCGCTTCCTCAAGCTGCCGAAAGGCTTGCCCATGAGAGAATCACTTGAATCATGGCTCGCCAGTCTGGGCGATCAAGATGCCTCTCAACAACCTGAACCATGAGCACTGACAGCATTAAGGATTACCTAACCGAGATCGGTCGGTTCCCGCTGCTGACTGGTGAGCAGGAGATCCAACTATCTCGCCAGGTGCGGCGCATGATCGAACTGCAAGCCATGGAAGGCGAGCGCACCAAAGAGGAGCTGCGTGCAATCAAACGCGGCCAGCGTGCGCGTGAAACCATGATGAACTGCAACCTACGGCTGGTAGTTCACATCGCCAAGAACTACGTGACCAGGCTCAAGTCCAATGGCCTTGAACTGATGGACCTTATTCAAGAAGGCGCCATTGGATTGAATCGCGCCGTTGAATTATTCGATGGCACCAAGGGCTATAAGTTCTCCACCTACGGCTACTGGTGGATCCGTCAGTCGATTACACGCGCGATTGATACCAAGGAGCGACTGATCCGCGTGCCGCAGCATGTACTAGATGCCACGTACAAGATTGCCAAGATGCAACGCGAGCATCTGCAGCAACATGGCAGGCCGATGTCAACAGCAGAATGCGCTGAGCGAATGGAGATGAGTCAGCACGAACTGCAATCGCACATCATGCGAAACGTACCGCACAGCAGCCTAGATCAACTGGTCAGGGATGACGGCTCGCCATTGGTTGACATGATCGTTGACGAGCATCAGTCTTACGATGACTCGCTATCTATGGAATATGCCGAGCAACTAGAGCTGGCGTTGTCATTCCTTGCTGACCGGGATCGCGATATTGTCGCCAGCTACCACGGATTAGGAGCGCCGAAAAAGACGCAAGGCAAGATTGCTGAAGAGCTTGGCATAACGCGCAGCGCGGTTGGCCAGATCCATGACCGATCGATGCGGCGGCTTCGTTTGATGCTCACCGAGAAACGCTGATGTCTCAAGATGCGCGATGTGACCAGTTGCTTGCTGAATGAGTCGCGTGTAGTAGGCATTCTGCTTGATCAGCGAGGCACATAATGATCGCACATCCTTCTCGCTTGGATGCATCAATGCGCTGCGTGATTGCGCTTCGATGTGCAGTTCTTCTTCAATGGTCCATTTGACCATCATCCAGTCACCCCATGTCATGATGTCATGTCTTCAGTCCATGCTTCAATCTTAGATTGCCGCTCATCAGTCCATGATGATTGCAGCTTGAACCATTGCCGCCAGTGCTCGCTGCCTTTGCTACGGTTGCATTCGCGGCAAGCTGGCACAAGGTTATTCACGACGGTGTTGCCACCTTTGTGGCGTGGCTTGACGTGATCTAGCGTGTCGGCAGCGGCATCGCAGTAGGCGCAGCAGTGCTGCCATGCCTCAAAGATTTGCTGCCTGAATCGTTGCTTTGCGGAGCGCTTGGGAACGAGAGATGTGCCATCAATCTGATGATCCACGCAACTCAGGAATGGGTAGGACGTTGACCGAAAGGCCAAGGATGTGATCGTTGGATGGCGCCAACTCAGTAAGCCGCGCCACGAAGTTATCGCTCACATTTTCGGGGTCATCGTCTTCGCTTTCGACGACGATTGTGTACTCGATCTCTAGGACGTACTGCCTCACGCAGGGCTTACCAGCATTGCCCAGCCGGTACCGGGGCCATCAACCTCCCAGCGGCGCAGCCAGTTCTTGCGGCTGTAGGCAATGCCTGCACCGTTGCTGTGGTTGACGTAGCCGCCATTCACCAGGTCAGCCTCACCGTTCGGATCGTTGTGGATGAAGGCGCCGCTGGTGGCGCCAATGATCAC